CCCCAAGACTCGGCTGACATACCCCTCAGAAGCTCCTGGAGGGCCACAGAGGCGATAGTAGTCTTGCCGTGACCAGGTTTACCTAACAAGAGCAATCCCTTGCCGCAATTAGGGTTTCCGGCGGCTTGGACAACCTTGCCAGCCTTGACAGATTTGATCCAAGCCTGGACTTTTTCAAAAGCTGGGTTAGGGGTCAAATCAGAGAACTCCAACCCAATGGTTTTCATTGGGAGGCTGGCTGCTCTGATCTGAGCACGAACACTTGGAGCAACATCTTCAAGTTTGTACATTAGCTCTCCAATAGTTTCAGCATCTTTTCCTGATGCGCCAGAGTATCTTCGTCTAAAATTGTTGGTTCGTCAACTCGACTTACGATTCCGTGGACACTTCCGTAATACTTCATAAATCGTTGATAAATTGGAAGACCAGTGCCTGGTTCTGAAATAACACGAGGATCATCAAAGAACATCCGCATACCCTTAAGAATGCTGATGCGATCTGCGCCCTCCCCAACAAGTTTATTAATCCAAGTAATCAAATGCTTGCCGTTAATTTGATTTGGCGCACCTGTGTGGATCTTCATATACATGTCGTAGAACTCTGCAACAAGATCTCCGGTTGTCCAGTCTTCTTCTGGAACATTGATGCGATTACGAGCTTCTTGCTCAACCTTAGTTTTCTTAGGGCGGGCACCGCCTACTTTTAGAGAGCTTACTTTTCCAATAGCACCTGAATCATCGTCGGTGTCCAAAGACTTGACCTTGGATTTCGGGGCTGTGTTATCTTCAAATGTTGGCCAAGCCATCTTTACTCCTCCAGATTTTTTAAGGGGCGCAGCCCCTATAGATACAGTTACGTTAGTAACTGTATCTATATCTTTATCACTAGTAGATATATCACTAGTACTAGTCAGCTTATTACTGTCAATGTATAGAACGCCTGAAAATCCGTCGTCGGTAAATTTCAGTAATGTCCGCCATTGTCCAGAATTATCTTGATGCCGTACGGCTTTAATATACTTATGCAGTTTTAGTTCTGCCATAGCATTTCTAATTGCATCCCGGCCTTCTGGCACAGATGCTGACATTTCTTCTGCAGATAAAACGCGGCCTACTTCAACATAATAGGCAAATAAACCTCTAGCACGTAGCGAAAGGTTTGGGTCTGAATATGGTGACTTCATAGTCTCCTCCTTTTCGGAGCAGACTCTATAGCGGAGGTACCCTTCTTGGCAAGCCGCGTCGAATTCTGTCTGGGGTACCTGTTACAAGATTTTCTATAATGACTGACGACGTTAATCCAACAAACGCAGCCGCCAGTATGTAAAAGATTTGATCCCACCCCATAGGTCTAAGAACAATGCAAGCTACTGTGCTCATAGAGAGGGCTAGTAAGCCTCTCCAGCGTCCTAAGGATATTAATAGTTCTTCTATGGCCGTTAATAGACAAGCCGTTGCCCAAGCTGCAACAAAGAGTTCTGTCATGGGCCAAAACCTACCTTCTGAAAAGAACTTTGTCAAGGTGGAAGACTCTACCAGTACCAGAAACTGAGGGGGTGCAAGTAACTTGAATCTTTGCGTACCCAATGCTGGTATTTGCAAATGTAGCTCGTCCAATAATGTCTGTAGCTGGGGTGTTCGGGAACGTAACAGCGTAAGAAATCGTATTAGCAGTTTTTGCAGTAATAGTTACGCTTCCTGAGGCCCCGTTAAAAGCAGAGTTTCCAATAGTTACGTTAAGTTCTTCACCAACAGAAAATCCGTGGTTACCAATAGTAGTTATGGTAACAACATTAGATGTAACTGATATAGAGCTTAAAGAAACTGTTTTAGCTCCAGGAGCAACAATGTCTAAATATGCCCAACGATCATTTCTATTTAAAGTTACAACGTCTGTTTTTTCTCGTAAGAAGTTAAACGCTAAGTCATACCATTTAAGGGTTAAAACATACTCTCCATAAGAATCTTCGTTTTCTGGACGAACTGCAATTGAGCTGTAATAACCTTTACCTGGAATAACAGATATAAAATCGGTAATAGTTCCGAATGTCCCGGTGCCGGTGGCTTTTACCTTACAGTAAGCGGCTCCTTGAACCAAAGTTTCGTCAAAAATACTTCCTCTTGCAATTGTTCTAGTTAATGTAGATGAGATTCCAGACCAACCATAAGTTGAGTTTTCAAAAGAACCCGAAGGAGCTAAGTTATTTTCTACATCTGGGAAACCAATAGTTGTTTTTGGTGTATTAATGGACCAAGTAGATCCTGCAGGCATTACCTTATTTAAGGTAGATTTTAATCTTGCATATTTTTGCACGTAACGGTTTGCGTAATAGCTTTTTCCACTACTAACCATAAGACTATTTGCCATAGATATAGTTTCTGCAGCATCTGATGGGTTTTGAATCACTGTTGTAGTAGCGCTTGCAGGATTAATGTACGGTGTCGGAATTCTTCCGTATTCTGCTTGAACACCATCTACGTAGAATACTTTTGTACCCGACCCTGCATCAGACAAACCAATTGTAATTGTAAATTGAGTTTCTCCTGCGTCAGCAATTCTTTGAGTGTTAATACGTACCCAAGTATTTGCAGCAGTAATTCTAAAGTTTCTAGATTCTTGTCCGTTTGTGCTGATTGAATAGAGCCCTGCTACTCCACGAACATAAGCAGAGACTGAGATATCTTCTCCGCCAGAAGCCGCCCCCATAGGTAGTTTTACTGTTGTTGTTGCAGATCCACCACCCGAAGCAGAAAGGCTCATAGAAGAGGTTCCATACAAGAAAGTAGAGCTATTAACTGCCATAGTTGTGCCAGAAGCAGCTGTCCACTTACTAACGTTGTCTAACGAAGAAATAGAAACCATATTTAATTGATCTCTACGTTCCCACCCACACTCATCATTTGCATAATAGTGGGTTACGTTTGGATTTGAAGGAGTTGGTGCTCCATTACCTTGAAAGTAATCTTTAGGCGTACTTGATTCAATTAAAATTGCCGCATCAAGGTAAAACACATCTCCAGCAACAGCGTTATCAACATATACTGCTACTTTACACAAAGGATTGCCGTAATCTGGGGTGTTTACAGCAGCTACTGCTGAAACAGATAGTTTTGCTGCTGTACTGGAAAGAGTTACTGCATCACTGTCTGCGTAATAAGGGCTAGGACTAAAATAACGACCACTTTCATCTAAAAGAACTGCGGTTTGTTCTTCTTCTGTTTGAGGAGCTGAAAATTCAATACGAACTTTAGCTGGTTTTGCCGAACCGCTTGCGTATATAGCAAAGCTGTGGGGTGCTCCGGGGGTAACAGTAATCCAATCAGAAACAAGACCAACTCTTCCGTTAGATAGCGCCGTTAGCTTTGCTACGGAATTTCCAAAAATTACAGCTCCGGATGGGGCGGATGTTTCTTGAATTACCTCAGAGTTGAAAGGTTCCCAACCACCTATTCCTAAATCAAATCCAGGATTTGGTATTAAATTTTCAAGATCCGGAAAAATGTTTACTTCTACAAGGCGTGCATCTTCGTAGGTGTACGCCGGTAATTTTCCACTAGAGGTAATGTCTATTGAAGGTAGGGCTCTAAATTGCAGCATATCAAGTGCAAACTTATTGCCAGTAGCTGTTGGAGTAATAACAAGAGTTGGTTTTGCGTATACCGCATTAGCTGGAGCAACTATTCCATCTTCAACAGAAGTAGAAGGTGATTTAAACTCAGACCAGTAGCCAGTAGACGCTGATAAAGTTGGTCCCGCAACGCTTGTTGATATAGAAATTCCAGAGCCGTCAAACCATTGAATTTTTGCTACCGCTGTAAACGCAGCAGTTACTGCTCTAATGTAGCCTTTAAATACATATTTTGTACCCGCGGTTACTGGAATTCCGTAAAGAATAGAGCTTGTTGTTGCTCCAGGACAACGTAAAGTTATATCGCTAGAACTAGACGCGGTTACTACCCCTAAAGAAACTGCACGTAGTGGGTAATCAGCATCGTATAAGTAAGGTGTTGGTGGGGTAAGTGCCACACCTAATGTTGATAGGGTATTGGCGTACTTACAAACGGCAATAGTTCCGTTAGTAGCCGCCCATCTTCCTACAGACTCTTCAAAAGAAGAATCGTTATAGTCTAGGAACAAATTGCTTCCATAGGTAATTTTGCTATCCCAATGAGTTAAAGACGTAGCGTAAGTACTTACTCCGGCAGTGGTTCCCTTTGCAGAGTTAATAAAATTTCCTGTTTTGTACAAAGAACGGTGGTAGGTATCTCCAAGTGCCGGCTCATAAATAAATCCTAAATCTGTAATCTTATTTTTTAAAAGTTTTGAAGGAACTTTGTAAGCGTCAAAAGAGTTGTAGAGCAGCTCTGCTTGAGTTTTAATTTTGTCATACTCAAAACCATAAGAATCAAGAACGGCATTAATTTCATTATCTTCGTACTCACCAACAGCATCTCCTGTACCCCCAGACTCGTTTAACCAAGCAGCAGGAAGCCAGTTCTTAAAGTATCTTTGAGTTGTTGTTTCAATAACTGTGTTTACGCTAGAACTTCCGCAGTTAATCCATCCGCTTAAAGTACTAAATAACCATAAAGTGTAAGTAACTTCTCTAGATTCTAGAGACAAATCAGAAGACGTATCTATGTAAGATGTTGGAAAAGAAGATGTATCACCTGAATAGAGTTCTTCTCCGCTGTAAGCACCGTCAGGGGTTCCTGTAAACGTTTTTATTAAACGCCAATGAGTTAATTGTTCTCCAAGAGCAATTGATGCTGGATCAGCTGTTACAGCTTTCCAACGTAAAGAGATAGCGCCGTAGTTAAAAGCCCAAGCGGTAAGTTTAGATGAATAATAAAGACGGTCAGCATCACTTTGACCATACTTAAAACTGGGATTTCCGTAAATCCCAAACGCATATTTTGCCATTTTTTGCTCCTGTTAGGTTACATACCAGCTAGTAAAAACGGATCAAACCTATTTCCTTTTGCAATAGTTTCAACAGCAGTTACTTTTGTGTTTAAAGTGTTATATGCGGTTCCACCAACATATAGAACATCTGCAGCACCTACTTTCGGTAGGCCGTCAAAATCAACAGTAAATCTAAGAGTATTGGCAGCATTTCTAGTTTCAATTAAGTTTGCAGAACCCGCCGTTGTCTTAGCCGCAAAAGCTACAGAGCCTGAAGCAGGAGTTACAGTGTCTCCAGTTTTTCTAAAATAAGGAGAACCAGTTACACCGGTTACTAGGCCTGCTTCAATATTACCCAAACGAGCTGACAAAGAAGACCAGGTTGCAGTTTGAGCAAAAGTTCCTAAGTAACTAGAAGCAAGTAGGGTTGTACCTAAGGACACTTCAAGAGCACGTGTCTCATCTTGAAGCACGTTTATGTGGTCAGCAAATACTGTGTCTACAAGGTCTACCTTTGGGGTAAACGATCTAATTGAGCTTGGATATTGAGCAACCATTTCTCACCTATTCTATTCTCTTGGTTTATTCTCTAAGATCTTAGAGCGGCTGTCATGACAAACCGCCAGTTACGTTAATAATGAAGTTTGAAGTTTGTAAAACAGGCATTTGCCCGTTTACAAGCTGAACCCCTGCGGTAGAGGCGCTTGAACCATTATCGGTGTTTAGCTTGCTAATCAGTACTGACTGTACTCCGGCTATTCCCGCAGCTTTAGCCATAACTGCTGAGTAGGCAACTAATTGACCAAAACTAACGCTTTCGTAGGCAAACAAACCACCTGGATTTAAAAAAGCATCTCGAATGTTTTGTTGCACATCGTCATTGTTATACGCAGAGTTAGCTACAACATCTAAAGTTACGTAAAAATCTACATAAGTAGGGGGTTGAATAGTTACAGTTGTTCCAACAGGAATTTTATCTAATAAGTAAGCTGACACTTCGCTAGATAATTGCGTCCAACCAGAAGTAGGGCTACCACTAACAGTTCCTGGAGTTACTGAATCATCGTTTTGTGTTTGCAAATAAAGAGTCACTGAGCTGTACACAGAAGCTACCGCTTTTGCACGACCGACTGTAGATACTTGGGTAGCTAATGATGCATAGTCAGATAAAGTAACCGCTCTACGACGTGCGGTAATTGCATCTTTAACCTTTGCACGAATCTGATCGTTGTCATCCCCATCAGCGCCTCCATATGAGGCAGATGGATTTGTTACAGATAGGTATCCAATAGCTTCTGGAACAGTGTTACCCGGAATAAAGGTTACTTCTTCAATAGTTCCAGAGTTAAGGTTTCCAGCAACACCCGCGCTTGTTCGGTACAAAGCACTAATAATTTGTCCAGCAGGCGGTACAGCTCCATTAATTCCATCACCAAACTCAAGAGAAGTTGTTCCATCTTCATCTATGTTTGTAGTAAATACAAGTTGGTTTGGCCCTGCTTCAGTCAAGGACTCTACGTAATTCCACGGAGTAAACGCAACTCCTTGCCCAACATAAACAATTACTGAATTGTCAACAATGTTAGAATCAATTAACGAGATAACTTGTCCAGCTGTACCATCTGAAGTTCCTAGGTTTACTGGGAGAGGTTTGTTAGTAGTTGGGCTAACTAAGTCAGGTCTGTCTGTATTTACTGTTTTTCCTTCTTGACAAAGCAAAGTAACAGTATCTCCAGGAGCTAATTGAGTAGCGTTTTCTATAGTTTCAAAATAAACCTCTGTGTAATCTCCATACAAAAGAGTAGCTAAAACTTGAGTTCCCACTGGAATATCTAAAGTGATATCGCTAATGTTTTCGAATACCACACTAACTCTTGCCGGTGTAGGTCCTGAAACTCTGTAACCGTATAGCTTTCCTAGATCAACAAGGGTTTTTCTACGAGCAGCTGTATCAAGATTTAACTCATTTGCTACGCGGTCAATATAGTAGGACATAACGTCGCCCATATAAGCAAACGACTCTAAAAGAATAGTTCCTAAATCATTAGGGTCATCAGCAGTCCAGGCATAGTTTGTTCTAACGTTAACTAAGCTAGTTAGGTCTTCCACCAAAGATTGGTAATCTCTGGAGGTGTAGTCTATCTGGGAAGGTACTTCATTAGCCATTATTCATCACCTCGTAGTGGTCGCGTCTGGATTTAAAGTTGTGCTTAAAACTTGAATATTGGTTGTAGTAAAATCCGGCAAAGTTATGTTTAGTTCTACGGATACTTGTCCGTCCTCTAAAAACCCAATAACGTTTACTTTTTCTACTGTAAGTTCTGGAATCCAAGTGGCTATTGCAGAACGAACCGCCTGATTTATTGCGGCTTCTACTTTTCCTTGATTTTCAAACATAGCTGCGCCCATATTTGTACCGTACGTTGGTCTCATAGGACGTTCTCCAATAGCGGTGGACAAAAGGGTCAACACTCGGTCTTGGTATATTTTTTCCTGTGTAGTTGTGCTAGTTGTTTTGCCAAAGGGATCCAGAGTAAATGGGAAAGATATAGCTTTCATCCTTGTACTCCTATCCATACTGGCTCTTCCAGCAATCCTGCAACAAACATAATCCACACACGCTGACCCTTGTTAGGGACGTACCTGTGTGGCGTATGCTCGTCGGTGCTAGTTGCATCGTTAAACATACTGGTCTTGGCGTCTGAGCCATTCCATTTTTTTGTTGCGTCTACGGCTGTTTTATGCGGGTGTTTAAGGGTACCAGCGCCTCCTTTTGCTACAACGGTCAACGCGGGGATAGTTACAGGGTGTGTATGTGCAGTTCCTCCTGAAGCAGACCCCGAGGTAACTGACGTTGAGGATGTGGTTAATAGTGCCGCAATTTGAGCTGCAGTATGCTCTTGATGGTCAGGGTGGTTTGCGTTATGGGTAATTGGCAATACAGCTTTTGCCCACCCCGTAACCTCTTGTCCAGTAACAGTAACTTGAACCTTAATGCGACCTTTTTTTAAAGGATCGTTAATTTCTTTAACTATGCCCTCATAGATACCAAAAAATCTAACACGACCCTGTGGATCCTGCATGTAGGTTTCTTGGCTAATATCGTCTGTTGTCATTTAGCACTCCAAGTAACTTCTCGTCTTACCTGAGAAAAGTCTGGAACTTCTCCCCTATATATGTTAGGAGTATACTTTGTTGCAGCGGGTCTAGCGTTAGGCGCAGGGACATTCTTAAACGATTTAGTAGCTTTTACGCCTAAATCTGTTTTTCCGTTGTTTACCCCAATAGAGTAGTTGTTTAGTTTTGCGCCTTTTGTAGTCAAAGATTGGTTAGCTAATTCAGCCTCAAAATCTCTTTTTCCAGAATTAGTACCTGCGGCGGCATCTGCATCCCCAAGTTTATCTGCACCAATGGATACCTCAAGTTGATAAGCCATATTTCCACTACCAAATAAATGACTAACTTCTAAAACCGTCCAATATCCGGACATGCCTTGATCTAAGTTATCTAGGTATATAACCTCTCCTACTTGAACGTTTGCGTCTCCCGCAAGAGTGACCGTTCCACGATAGTTGTAGCGGTAGCCTTCGGCAATATCCTCAGCAATGTATTTAGCGTCAGCTAAGCTAGTAGCAACTTCAAAAGGAAGGTGTTTTACAAATTTTGCTTTTTTAGGTTGTTTGCTATGTGGACTGGTCATTTTTTCAAGAATTTCTTATTAGGTACGACCGCTCCAAGAGTTTTCTTAGCTGCAGGCTTAATTGCGTGTTTGGTTGCGATAGGTTTGTTATTTGTTTGATGTAGGCCACTTACTACTCGGTCTACTGTAGATCCTACAAAGTCTGGTGTTTCATCAGATACATGGGGTACAAAATCAAAAATTGTACCCATTTGCTGAATAACTCTAGATGTAGGGGCAGCACCTTCTTTAAAGAAATAAGAAGATTTAGGTTTGCTAGAGGTAGCTAATTTATTTTTAGACATAAAGTAAATTGTAGTTCCGTTTATTTTTAGTCCAAAACCAGTTTGTTTAGCTAAACGTCGAAGCAATTGCCAATCACTTTGACCACCTTGACCAATACTAGAAAACACTCTAGGGTGGCGTTGAGTAACCGCTTTCATGCCGTACTGTTTTGCAATTTTTTGCACTATTTGGTCAGCCGTAACGTTTTTGTAAATTTTTTGTTTAGTATTTTTTAACAAGTAAGTTGGTGAAGCACATATGATGGTGGTTGAGTTGTCTGCTACTGTTCCAGGGATAACTGTATGTACGTAGCCAACCCAGGTAGCTTTTGCTTGACCACCCGAGTAGTTAAAGGTTACTGGGTCTCCAGAACCAATAAACGTACTAGAGTCCTCAACTTTTCCGGCATACTTAAGCACTAGCAAGTCGTGATGCTCAAACTTTTGTTCTAACCTTGCACTTAAAAGAGTTAAAGGAAAATTAGGGTTTAGCTCAAAGATTACTTCCCTACTTGAGTCTCTTTCTATAGGGGTAACAACAAGTTTCTTTTTAGTTAATGGTACTGCAGCCATATTAACTCCTTGGAATTCTTATGATAGTTCCAGGCTTAATAGAAAAAGCATCAGGAATATCTGGGTTAATATCCAAAAGTTCCCACCAACGTGTAGCGTCAGACAAATACACAGCGGCTAAATAATCTAGGCGGTCTCCGTCAACCCAGGTGTACTCAATGTACGTAACTCTAGTAGACTCAGGAAAAGCTCGATAAACCGTCCAGTTATAAGCTTGAGTAGACTTGTTCTTAATCTGTTGGGCGTCGCCATCATAATAACGAGAGTTTCTATAAACCGCCATTATGCCTTCTTTCCTTGGTAACCACTGTAAGGGTTAGTAGCGTTATTAGCTTTGATAATTGGGCTAAGGTTGTTAAGTGCATCTGCTTGAAGATACTTAGAGCCCTTAGTTGGGATATCAGGAATACGCTCAAGTTGAATCTGCACTACAGTTCTAATAGGGATCATTTCTCTAGTAAACATGCTATGTTCAATAGACAAACTGCTAAGGACTACCTTATATCGCATGTGATCAGAGACTTTAAATACAAAAGGAATTTGAGCAATATAACCCATATTAGCCGTAAGCATTTCGAGTTTGTCTTTAGGGTTTCTTCCTAAAAGTGTAGACTCTTGTGGATTTCCATTAAGAACTCTAAATAAGTACTCAAGATCGTACTCAGTTCCTCTGTGTAAAATTCCAGCGCATTGTTCTGGATCCATATCTACAGGGTATGGCCCTCTTTGAAGAACAGTTCCCGCAGGTTGGTCTCGTTTCCAAGCACGCATAGTGTTCATGTCTGCTACGCGGTCAAGCAAGATATTTACAGTAATGTACCCACCAATACCCGCAGCTACTAAAACTGCCCCGTTTTCATTAGGTCGTGTCCAGTCAACTTGACTATTTGAGTTCATGCTGTAGCTAAGGTATTGAGGGTTGTATAAAAACCTAAATCCCCAAAAACGATTTAAAGCGGCAGCTTTAGAATACTTATCTGCATTTGGAGCTTTTCCAGAAGAAATATCTACGGTATCTGGGTCAATGTAAAAACTAGCGAGTTGATCATAAACGTTATCGTCAGAGTAATTTTTTTCAGCGTCATTCCAAATACGGGCAGCAAAATGTCTCGTAGCAATGTGTGGATATGGATTAAAGTTATCTGCTTTTTTAACAGACTCAGGGGTTGTTATAGGGGGTGGGTTTCCTCCACCACCACCGCCGCCAGTTAAATTACAGTTTTTTGTAGCAGCCAGTAGTTTTTTAGCTTTTTGCCAACCACTGTCTTTTTTATTAAAATCATAGTTATATTCTCGTTTATTGTTTAACTTATCTTCCCTAATAAGTTGACCTAGTTCGTTAAAGTATTTAACCGTGATTGTTACTTCCCATTTAGGGCCAAGGTTCTTGTTTGTTTCTTCCGCCGTACGGTTTACTTGTACAGCGTTATGTAACCATCTACGAGCCCATAACCTTGTTTTAGAGCAGTACTCATATTCAGGATTTTGACCAAAAGCAAATCCTCCATCTGTTTGGCTTACGGTTTCAGGAACTCCTGGAGGAGTATCTTTTTTACTAAAAATAGAAGAAGGGATAGTAGTTCCAGAAGCAATACTTACGTCTGCCCAAATGCCATTAATTTGAACTTGCACTGTAAATTTAGGCGCAACAGTTCCATTAATACCTTTAGGTTTTAAAGTAAAATCATAGTACTTATCGTCAATTGTTCTAATGCCTTTTACATCACAAATAGTTTTTACTGACTCTTTAAATGTGGCGTAAGCACCGGTATCAAGAACTCTAGACTTTACGTTACCATCGCCTGAAATTGCAACTCCTCCATCAGGGATAACAGTGCTATTTTTATAAACTGTTATTCTGTAAATTACGTCAGAGTCAATCATCACAGACTTAGTTTTAGTAAACTTTACTCCGTAGATATCTGCGTATTGTTCTTTGTCTGTGCTGTACTTATTAAGCTCGTACGCATCAACTGTGTATTTATAGCCTGCAGGTGCTGTCGCCATTAGTACGCCCCTATCTTCTTAAGGTCTTTATCATTAGCAATTGCGGCTTTAAATTTTTCAAGAAGAAGCTGTACTTCTCCGTCGCTAGCCTTAGCAATGTTAACTGTCATGTTTACGTTAATAGACGTATCAGAACTACGGCCAGAGTTTCTTAAACGATCAGCCTGGCCCTTATTAAGTACCATTTCATCATCATGTAGGTAGGCAAGACCTTCTTGTGTTCTATCAGTGCCGTAGAAATGGGCCGGAATACCAGCTGATTTTGCTGCGGCTTCAGCGTCATCTAAGAATTGAGAGAAAGACCCGTTCTTATACGCAGACCAAGCTTTCCAGTTCTGACCTTCGTTAGAAATATTCCAAGCAGCTTTAACGTTGAATGATGGATCAAATAAACGCTTTGCATCTCTCCATTGACCGCCAGGGTACTTCTTGGGATCTTTAAGACTTCTAATTTGGAACACACCCATGCTTGGGCCGTAAGTCTTATCAGTAAGACCTTTATCTCCCAAGGCTTTTGTACGCCCACCTGATTCAGCTAAAGCAACTGCAAAAGCAGTTTGTAGCGCTTTGCCACGGAAACCTTGAGCATGCAACGCTTTTAGCAAACCCTTACGAGAACCAAAAGCCATACCTCCAGAGTCTCCAGAAGCTGCAGTCATTTTATTGTCGCCCATCAAACCATCTAATACAGAAGATCCTTTACCCTTTTGTTTAGCCCAATCCACAGCTCCAGAATCAGAAACGTCTGAGTATGAAAGTGGACCGCCTTGTTGAATCATTGCTAGAAGTTGACCTCCAGCGTAAGCAGTTCCTGATGGAGTACTGCCTCCCAACACAAACTGTGACAATTCTTTAGCCATGTCACCGGACTTATCATTGCTGAATAAACCAGCAACGCTTGATTTAATTTTTCCAAAAATGCTCTTAGGATCTACAGACTGTTTGGTTGCTTTGTCTTTGCGTACTTCAAAGTGAAGGTGCGGACCAGTAGAAGATCCAGAACCTGGTGCGCCCTTTTTACCGCCAGAGTAAGCAATCAAATCTCCCTGACTAACTTTTTGTCCAACTCTTACTACTGCACGACTTAGGTGTGCGTAGTATGTATAAAATCCTTCATGCTTAATAACAACGTATAAACCAAAACTTCTTGAAGAGTTTGGTTGAGTGGTTACTTGGTCTACAACACCATCTGCTGCTGCAAGCACTGGGCTTCCAACAGGCATTGCGTAATCAATACCACCATGATGGTGACGTTCTTTAGGGTTGTTTGGATCAGTTCTCCAACCATATGCTGATGAAACATACTTTGAGTTTGGCGCTGGATTGATTCCTACAGTCTGTGCACCACCGGCACTTGCTGGTCCAGAGCTATCTCCACCACCTTTACCAAATAGTTGGCCAATTGCATTTGAACCGCCACCGACCAAAGCACCAATTAAGCCGGTAACTAAAGCTCCTGGTCCAGTACCTGCACCAATCAACGCTCCAGAACCAGCACCAAGTGCGGTGCTACTCAGCAATGATCCCCAATCAAATCCACCCTTTGCTTTAGCAGCTTTATAACCGCCGTAGGCTGATAGAGCAGAACCCAAAACAGGTATTGCCTTGCCACCTGCGCCAGCAAACTTGCTTGCGCCTCCAGCAATTGCTGATCCTCCAGCCTTAAGAGCACCTCCGGCACCTCCGCCAAAAGCCATACGCATCATAAGGAGGTTTGAAAGGCTTCCCATAGCTCCTGAAACAGTTGCTCCTGCGCCACCTGCCATAGGCATGGTCTCTAGAACGCCTTTGAGGGCCGCTAAGCCGTTTACAACGCCAGGTAGGGTCTCTGCTAGGGCAGCCATGCCGTTATTGACTCCAGCGGCTACTCCAAGGGCTCCCTGATAACCAGCTACAGCTCCTTGCTCAGTTCCTTGTAGAAGTCGGTTCTGTGAGCTTTGAAAGTTAAAGTTACTTGATTGAACGCCACCACCAACGCCCATAGTTCCAAGCATGCCCTTAGCGCTACCCATTTGTTTTGCAGTAAGGGGCTTACCATTTTTAAATCGAGCCATAAGCCCGCTTGTGTATAGGCTGAAGAGGTTTGAATCCCCACCAGCAATAGTCATGATTGTTTGGTACTCAATGCTGTTTGGACTAAACATTGCTTCAGGGTTCTTAGGTGTACGACCCCGGTATATCTTTGTATAAAGTTCGTTAATAATTTCGTTAGGCGGACGAAGGTTTCCTTCTCTATCGCGTACACGAATGCCTAGTCGAAGCATATTCATGCCGTTTTGTCCAGCGTATGCCCCAGCTGCCTGCTCATTACTCATGCCGCTAATGGCGCTCATTCCGCCAAGCTGACTCATAATTCTTTGTGTGCTAACGGACTGTGCGCCGTAACCACCCTGAGACAATATCTGTCCCATAGCCATAGTAGGTCCCATAGCACTTGTTGCGTTTCCGCGACCTGCCATAGAATTAGCAGAAGTAATAACTCCTCTAGCGCCTATTCGGCCTGAGGAGTACATTGCAACGTTTTCAGCACTAAGACGCTGTGTTACTGCAGTCATAGTGCTTGGCATAATGCCCATAGCAGCTGAACCAACAGCCATTGCACCCATTGCTAGCTTTTGTCCACCGGACATAGAAGGCATGGATGCGAGGCTGTTGCCCATTGTGCTAGTAGGTTTACCACTAGCTGAATCTTGTGTTTTAGCAACGCCTTCTACATGTGCACGTATTTTGGCGTAAGTTTTTTCAAGTTCTTTAGCAGTCTTAAGAACGTTTCCAAAACCTTTATTAGCGGTATCAGTTAACTTTTCGACACTCTTTTGACCGGTGAAAGCTTCGTCTCCACCGGTGCCAAAGTTACCTCTAGCTTCTGCCACGCTATCTCACCACCCTAGGTCTCATTGCTGCTTTAGATAAGAAAACTAACCGTTCTCTTACCGTAAGGTTTCTTAACTCTGTCAATGACCAGCCCGGAAAGTACTGGGCCAACATGTCGTATGAGTCAATTACATCTTGGTAACTAGTTTCACGAACGAAACAACTCTGCCAGGGTTAGTGGCAGTTGTACCTCCTGGCCGCATTTTCCGCAAGCCTTTTTAATTTCGCTCAGTTGTGGTCCAGGATTACGTTTTGCAATTTCTTCTAGAATGTCACGGCGGTCTTTAATACCAAGATTCTTGATGCGAACATCTCCTAGTACTGGTTGATCACCGATCTCTGACACGCAAGAAGCTAACAAAAGAGTGTCTAGCTCTGCTGAGTTCTTATTTGGAGCGTTAATGATTTTTGCTTGGACATCTCCGGTAGGCAAAGAAACCTTTGCAACTCCGGCCTTTAAGTTCATAGTAAATCTACGATCATTAATAGGATCTTCAAGCTCTTTAATCTCTACATCCGTATTTAGATCAATTGTGAATGTTTGAACTTCTGGGCACTTATCGCACACAGCTTCAACCACAATTTCTGATCCAAAAGTTGCTTTTCTAATGGCTAGAAGAAGCATCTCTCGATCTCCTGCAAGCAATTGTCCAAACATCTCTTTAGTAACTGGTTTCCCACCTACAGATACGGTTGCTTTTTCTAAGATAGTTAGCAAAGCTTTTCCAGGCTCAGAGATTCGAACAATTGCCTCTTCATCTGAACCAGTAAGCTCCCTAACTTCTGCTGTCTTCATTAGGTTTCCTTCAAAAGGGTCGTATAGACCTCCAGGAAGTTCAACTGTTGTTTCAGGAAGTGATGGGATTACTACCTCGGGGATAGTAGGTGCCATCACTTCCTGAGCAACAATGTTGTTTACATCTTCTAGCAGTTTGTTAGCCATTGCCGGATTACTCGCGGCGTTAAGTGTTGTTTCCATGTTATATACCTATTCTGTATAGTTCTTATTAGAATGTATCTGCAGATGCCTTGTAGTCAGCTGCGTACTTAGCGTCCCAACCTTCATGGACAAGAGTCATTTCCTCAACCATTAGGCTGTTTCCACCAGCATCTAGGTTGCTGTATGAAAGGTTTGTAATCCACGCATTGTATACGCGGAAACGTAGAGCAACGTGTGGTGCTGCTCCTGCTCCTGCATTAGTTGCAGAGGAAACAAGTAGGCCTGCAGCGTTTGGATGGCTAAGAACTGAGATGTCCATATCGCAACGGAAATCTGCTCCAACGCCAGCCTTAGCTCCTGAGCTAATAACTGAGAAGAGACGCTTCATCCAAGCGTACTGTGAGGAATCCCCCAACATTACGCCCTTGCTAAGTGTTACTGGGCTAAACGATGTTTGCCCAGGTAGTTGGTGAACAGTGGTGTTGTAACCACCTTCACGGTATTGGATTGCCTCAGTAGAGACTGTTAGGCCCGATACTGAAGTGAATCCCATCTTTGCACTAAAACCCCAATCCTTAGGGGTAGCTTCATCGCTACTAGGCAAGAATTCAACCAAGAATCTAAAGTTACGGATTGGATCCGTAGCCAAAGTACTTAGTACGTTAGTAAATGCTTGTTGAGCCATTTTTGTTTATCTCCTTACGCCGAGGCGTTTCCAGTGATCTGCCCAATGCTGATCACAATAAACTCTGCAGGATATTCAACAGCTACGCCAATTTCAATATTTACTCGGCCATTGAGAATATCTGTAGCAGTGTTGTTTGATGCATCGCACTTTACGTAAAATGCTTCTGCGGGAGTATTTCCACGTAGTCCACCCTGTGACCAGTATGAACGGAGGAAATTTCCAAGAGCAGTGCGGAGTTGATTCCAAAGCTGCTCATCGTTGTTCTCGAAGACTGCGAAGTTACTGCGATCAGTTAATTCTTTCTTCAAGTAGATCATTGAACGGCGTACGTTAATATAACGCTCACCTGTTGAGTTATTTAGAGTGCGACCACCCATGATTACAATACCTGCACCAGGAACGTTACGAATAGCGTTTACCGGCTTAGATGCTGCGTTAAGTGAGTCAAGTTCAGCGTTTGTCAATGTACGCTCAAGAGCAACTGCGCTTCCGATTTTTGTACCGAAACCTGCTGGTGTCTTAAATACGCCACGAGAAGCGTCTGTCTCTAAATACTTACCTGCTGCAATAGCAGCTGGACCTACAAGGCGAGTTGCGCCTGGTGCAGACTTCAATAGATCTGGAACTACTACCCATGGGTAGTAAATTGCTGCGTTTCCGCCATCTACTGCTCCGCAACCATCGATTGCATAAGTAATAGCTTCTGCAGCTGTAAGGCCTGCTGGTGGATCAATAAGAGCAAATACGTCTCCACGAGCATCTGCATAAGCAGTTACGTCTGTGTCAAGAAGTACTTTGTTAGCACGATCCTGGTTACTTCCACCTGATGCAAACGCATATGAGGCATCAGCATTAATCATAATAAGTGGATTAGTAATTGAGTCAAAAGTTGTTAGTGCAGTCTGGTAGCTAGCACGTGTAGGGGCTGAGCCGTCTGCACCGCTTGTTAGAGACTTAATGCCTGCAACTTCTGGTTGGTTATCTGGAGCTGCTGTACCACTGCTTAGGTTAGTAAGTGTTACGTAGCTAGACGCTGAGTTCACATATGCAACAGCATAGCGACTGTTTGTTGTGGACATGCTTAGATCAGTAAACTGTTCCAAGATGCCATTTGCATCAGAAATGATCAAGTTAAATGATGTAGTAGATGACGCCTTTACTTCAGCTGTTAGTGAGTTACCCCAAGCACCAGTGTTCTTTGCTGTTACTCGAAGTGTGCTGAGAGGTGAGGCTGCACGGTCACGAAGTACAACAGATGCTGCTGTAGCTCCTGAACCTGTAACACGCTTTACGTAAGCGCCACGTCCACCATTGGCAAAAAATGAATACAAAGCCCAAGTTGCTGGGTATGCATCTGAAATGCTGCCAAAGATCTTTCCAAAGTCGTACCAGCTTTCAACTAGCACTGGGTCTGTTGTAGGTCCCTTAGCAAATGCGCCAAGAAACGCTCCACGAGCCACGCCGTTGTTAGCTAGTTCGACTGCTTGAGGCAGAGGAACTTCATTAATGAAGACTCCTGGTCTGCTGTATGTAGCCATTCGGTTTTACTCCTTAGGTTTAATTAGTTTTCTCGGGGTTCCAGGTTATAGATTTATTGTTTGAAACGGAATAGACTGACTGTTGAACGATATTAGAGGAGCTTGCTGTACTGGGAACTTCTGACGAATAACAATAGGAAGAACTTCAGCGCTAATGCGTACGTTGTACACGTTAGAGAATAGGCGCTTACCATTTTGATCAGTAGTGTCCTTTTTTGTAAACCCCAGCAGATCCATACGGCGTACCGTTTTATCTTCTGGGACAACTAGTTCGCCAAAGCGTAGAGGGATGCGCTGTCCAGCTAACATCTCTCCAATAATTGCACGGTCATGGCGAGGTTGACGTGCGTATGTAGTAATTTGATAATCAAGATTTACAGGGATAGGGATTTCAGTTTTGTATTGCTTTGATCCCGCACCGTTTTGACTTACGGTTCCTGGGTCCACACCTTCTGGATAGTAAGGCATAGTAATATTTCCACGGTGTGCTCGAGAAGGATCTTCTGAGTAACCAATAAAATCAATTGTAATATATGGGTATACCTGATCACGGATTTCCATATCAGGTTGTCCAAACCATACGCCTACTGGGCGTTGAGCATTTGCGCTGTCAGAGACTTTTATTCCCTGGAGCATAGCTTTAAGTGCTTTATCTTCATTAAGAATAATAGGCATTAGACAACTCCCATTCCTTTAAGGCTACGAGAGATCCCCGTAGCAAAAGCATCAGTATCGATGTAGTTAGTTAGGAAGTTTCTAAGCACGGCAGATGGAGGAGTATCTTGATCCCCGTACTCTAAAAAGTTTACCTGCGCTGCTAGATGTGGAGGGTAAGAAATGGTGTATTCGCCATTTTCTTGACGGATAGCAAGTTGATTTACAACCGCGTCAGGCCAACCGTTCATACGGCAAAATGTCTTAAGGCGAGTAGTCGTTACAAAAGAATCAAAACGAGCACCTTCAGAAAGGGAGTTAGTTAATAGTTCTGTGAGTCTCACTTACGCCCCGCGATTACTTTAGACGTTAGACTCCCTGCAATCCAGCCAGCTACCATAGAGCCAGCGTGAAACTTGTCTAAGCCAAGTACACCGCGTACGAATTGTTCTCGATCGGCTTCGCTTTCTTCGCGTGCCAAACGGTCAAGTAAGTAAATCATCAGAATCTCCTCCAAGGAAGATGCGGGGTAAAGCTGCAGGGTCCGGATTTCTCCGGCGTCAAGAACAAGAGTAAATGAAAAAGCCCCCTTTCGGGGGCTAATCATTTACTTCTTTTTAATCTTTTTAATGATCTTGGCGTCAATCTTCTTGTCTTCAGCCATTGTCTTTGGCTTTTTCTTTTTGCCGTGTGCATCATCGGCTTTCTCAAATTTTGCCTTCTGAGCAGGGGTCATGCCCTTGGTCATTTTGGCATCCTTCTTCTTATCCTTAGCCTCTGTGTACTTGCCCTTTTCAAATGCAGCCATTACATTCCCTTTTTGCGGACCATTGACTTCTTCTTGACCATTGGGCGGGCATTAGGGTCCGCCTTCTTTTTGTTACGAAGCATCTTAAAGTCTGCTGAATCAATCTTGTTTGGATTTCCAGCTGTCTTAGCTAGCTTCTTTTGCTTATCTGACATTGCCATTAATTTTTTCCTTAATTTGCTATACGTGGAGGGGGTAGGTCATCGGGTGGATTATCGCATAGGCATGCGTATTTGTTAATTTCCACTAACAAATTTGTGTGTTCACACTTATCGCATGGTTCGTCTTTAAATACTGTTTTTTTCATTACTTCTTACCGCCCTTAGGCTTCTTCTTGCAAGCACCCTTGCAGTTAGGCTTTGAGCATCCGCATCCGCATGATTTACACATTATTTTTTACCTTTCTTAGGTTTAGCGACTTTGTCTTTTCCTTTACCTTCAGGTACACAGTTTGGCACCTTCTGGCCATTCTTGGTCTTCATACCAACTTGGACGTATCCGTCCCAACATGGATTCTTAGCCATTATTTACCCTTCTTATGAGGATTTTTCTTGTGCCAGTCTTTGGTGGCCTTTACGCCTTCCTTGACCGTCTTAGCCCCAGCTTTTTTAGTAAGGTTGATCTTATCGTACTTTCCAGCTTTAGCGCTGGCAGCATGATCAACAATGATCTCGCCTTTTTTATTTTTCTTAACTACGTGGTCTGCCCCACCGGCTTTGATTTTAGCCATAATTAGACTCCTGGAATGAATGGGTTGTAGTTTGCGTACTGTAGGAATTGTGGGTCATTGACCAACTCTTCCGCGTTTACCTGGTTTAGATCTAGGCTGATTAGGGTGTAATCATTTCCCATAAGTCCACGAGGTAAGAATTTAGCTGGTGACCAAACCGTGCTTCTAAAGACAACCCGGTCTCTTAGATAGCGGTCTGGGTCCTGGCTAAAATAGTCATCGTCTGTAGTGGTTGTGCCACGTTCTTTAGAGATGCTATTTCTAATAACATCTACGTTAAAGGTAAGGCGCAACTGGTCAACGGTATAGAGACCGCGGTCATTACGCTGCATGACACCTTGCTCAAGCTTTGCAGAGACTACAGGAATAGTGATTTGTTTTTTCCAGCGTCGGCCAACGGCAGAGGAACCCACATCATATATTGGGTCTACTTGGCTAGCAATTGGGTCCCAGGCCCACCATTCAACGTCCATACCAACAGTACGGACAATGTCCTTGGTTACGCCTATCTTGATAGACTCTTTTTCAGAGGAAACGCTAAATCGTCCCTGTACCTGTTCTCCACGCATACTTACATTTTAGGGCTGAATGAAGAAAAAGAAAGCGTTAGCCACCACGTTATTAAATGGGTCTGGGAACTCTGAGCGCACAAATGCCTGGTCGGCGCTGAAGAATAGGCCTTCGTTTTCTCCCGGCTCAAAATGCTCCTCACCAATTGTAGTTTCCCAACCAAAGTGTTGGTACACAACAACACTTACTACGTAGTCAGCATCTTCACTAAATTTCTTAGAAGTTTGTGTTGGCTGCGGCCCAGCGTATATATCTAGGTGCTGCCAGTTGGGAATTAAGGCATCATTCATAAACGCCTTTCTAGCTACAGGCAAAAGTTTTTCGTGCAGCATACGAAGCTCCGGAGTGTCTTTTAATTGCAGAACCCCATATCCAGATTCGTGTGCAGGCCTAGTCTTCTTTAAAGCTTCGTGGTGCTCTAGAGCATATTTCTGAAGGTATTCAAAATCTCTTTCAGATAGTAGGTCTTGAATAACCTTATTCACTCTCAGGCCCTTTAACCTCTTCTACTTTACTCCACTTGCCAATAGGGCATTCGGCAGGAGCAAGCTTAACTTTAAGGTGCATAAAGCATCCGCACTTCTTGCATTGTTGGGTCAGCTTAGTTAAGTGGGCGCATCCGTTGCACATCTCAAGGCGCTTTTTAGCTACAGCGTCTGTGGTGCGGGGGACGTTCTTATCTAGGAGATCCCAAGGACGTGTTGTTCCCAGGTTCTTCTTATATTGCTGCCACAGCGATAGGTTATCTTCAGCCATATTATTCTCCTAAATTTCTACCCATCTGGATAGGTCTTGGTTCTTAAGCATCGATTTTGGGGCGATATTGAATCCTAGCATAGCAATATCCTTGTGACTATAGGTAATCCTTTTACCGGCTTCCCATAAGTATAGGTCCCCAGGGGCTAATAGGTTTGAGACACCGCCTACAGTAATAAAACTACCCTCTTCGGCTTGGATTACGTACACGCCAGAAAAACACGGTATACGAACCCCTCCGGTGTCGTACCAAACGTCCGTTCTAACTTCTTTAATTAACTCTGATGATAGATAAAAAGTTGAATGGGTTCGGCTCAATCCATAGTAGCTGCAGGAATCATCAAGTAACTTTTTTATCTCTTTATGAGCATAGTTAATTGTGGGGTCCTCAGTAAAAGGTACATTTGATGAGAAAACCTTTACCGGTTTAGTCAATACGCTTAGAAGCACCTGTTCTTTATTCATTAAATCCCCCTATTCTTTGACCAAACCATATCAGGGGAAAAGCTGGATCTCTGGGAGGCTCCATCTCATCGTACTCAATTCTTCCACCTTTAATAGGCGGTACAAAAGAAACATTTCCTAGCTCAGCCCTAGTTCTAGCATATATTCGATCAGTCTGCTTACTTCTATCCCCGGTCCCGTCTATATTGATATTAAACTTATTTGCAAAAAATTGTTTTAATAAAACTCCAAAAGGAACCCAATAGCCGTTACGCCTATGTATGGGGTTCGTATACATTCGTTGAATTTGATAGTTTTTGTCAAAACAACCGTACATATCCGGATAGGCATAGGGCATATACTTAGAAAGTATTACTGTTCCGGTAGGGTACTCATCGTTCTTGTATATTGAGACGATATAGGTAAACAAAGTACTTTCTGGCTCAACACAAACATGCACCCAGAACCCATTTAACTTCTCAGGGAAGTCAAACTGTAGAATTTGTGCGCCGTCTAAGTTCATAATTAGTCAACCGTGTTTGAGTCGTGGGTCAACATCCTTTCGGTAAAGAATACGTCATAAGGTTCACAGTCAATAGAGACTACCTCATGATTTATGTCAACCTTATTTAGTGCAACTATATCTAACCAATTTCGTTCTACGTACGACCATACAAGATCTGTAGGCTCTAGATCTAGGGCCTTAACAAATTTTGATTCTTCGTTTCGTTTTACCAAAATATAGTGAGTATCTGAGAAAATATCACCATCTACAACTACGGCCCACTTAGCAATGCGGGTGCGAATGTTCACAATTTCTGTTTCAACAAGAGTTATAGTAGGGTTATCTGTTGTCCAGTCAATTGATTCTAGATCAATATTAGACAAGGATTCGTTAGGGAACCCATCAATATGGGCTGCCCACAACTTATCCCCAACTTTTAGGTCGTGTGCAGCAACTAAACCATTTGGGGTACGCACTAGCGTATTAACGTTAATACTTTTTAGTCCACCACCACCAAAATTTAAACCAGACAAATCTGGAATATAAATTGGATCAGATCCAGGAATTGAAATAACAGTTCCACCGTCTGTAGTAGGTGTAGACGTTATAACTTCTGTGCTGCCACCACCTAGGGGAGTAGTTGTAGCTTGAGAAGGAATAGTTGTATAGGTAGGTCCTGTTGGATTTGTTCCAGTTGGTCCAGTAGTAGCAGGAGTTGTGCCGGCACTATCAGAGCTACATGGGCCGTAACGATCTGGACAACCGTAATCAGTAATACAGTAGGTTTGTGTACCAGGACCGTAAGTTCCATAACAAGAAGTGACTCCAGAACCAAATGTACAGGCAGTACAGTCTGGTGGAGGTGCTGTAGGGCCGGTGGCGGCTGGCACTCCGCAAAACGTTCTACCTAAAGATACTGGAGAACAACTTGTCAGCCCACATGGATCCCAGTAATATTGATAAAAAGTTCCGTACCCATCAGCCCCAACATTTGCGCAGTACCCACCGTCATCTGGTTGGCAACAGGTAGCTCCAGTAGTAACAGCTACGCAAGCTCCATATTGATCTGGGCAGTTTTCTGGGGTTCTGTAAATTGTTTGAAAACCGGCTGAACCTGAACTGGTAGTACAAGGTTGGTTTGGAATTTCTCGTAATATTGGACAACCTGTTACTACCTGTATTACTTCAGTTGCTGGGCAAGGTTCAAATTGACCATCAGTTCTTACTCTATTAACGCACGATAAGTCTGTAGGATCTGTAGGCGTGTAGGTAGAATATTGACGACAAGTAGCTGCACCACCCGTGCCACAAACCTCTGTTACTCGATAAATAGTGGGGGTAGGTCCACCGCCTGTTGGACCAGTTGGAGGGGTGTAAGTAGTACAACGTTTAAATTGGTATACGGTGTCGCATCCCTCGGGAGTTACACACTTGTATCTAATTCCAGTACCTGACTGGCAACTTGCGTTTGCATATTCTTCTTCTCCGCTACCTTCTCCGCAGTATGCACCGCCACATTTAGGGGTTTCTCCAAGACAGTCACCAATTACTGTATTTTGAGTTGTGTCACACCAACTTTGATATGTATTAATGGTAACAAGTCTTTGCCCTGTACTTAAATAACCGCAACCCTCGTAGTATGAAGATGTGCTTTTTGGATTTGTACAGTTTTCTGTTGTACGGCATGAAGGAAACGTAGTTATACCTGCAGCTTCACAAACCCATTCTCCAGAACCCGCTATTACTGTTCCAGTAATATCTTCGTTTTTAAGTTCATTAAGACAAGTTCCAGTAGAATAAGGGCGCAGAGTACAGTAATACTTTACGTTTCCTGTAAGCGGGTCGCAGCAATTGTAAGAAACTTTAAGGGACCCATCGCTATACTTTTTGGTTACTCGTTTTCCGTATCCGTTAGTACATCCGGATAAGCCACCCCAGTATTCACAGTCACCAACTTCTTCGCTAGTAACACTGATAATAGGTTCTATTTTTGTACAAACTCCGGCAGGGACCGTAAAGGTAACGCATCCCGGATCAGTTACGCAAGTATATGGAGCTGTTCGTGTTCCAATAGACCCATCTGCTAAATAACAATTTTCTGTTGTAGGAAGAATAACTCCGCCGGTACCATTTAAACAATAGGTTGGGCGGTAACAAAGAGTTTGTTGTACTGGGGCCGGTTGTTGACCTGGTGCAGTACAGACTGATCTCCAAGTACCATTTATTCGAACATAAGATTGATTTACTGTACGCCAAGTTCCGTTTACTTTTACATATCCGCAAACACCATTGGAAGGAGAGTCAGTAGTGACTGTTCTCCAAGTACCGGCAACCTTGACGTATGTTGCCATGGCTTACACGTACTTCAGCCAGATGTCTCCATCAATTCCGCCAGTTGGTGTTCCAGTAGACGTAAAGATGTTTCGTACAACTCCAGAGCTAGTACTTGCAGTAGTTACGGCACCATTAGTTACGCTAACTGCACCAATATTTCCTGGAAGAACTGGATCTAAACCTCCTTGGGCATGCTGAGTGGCGTGCAAAGCTGCCGCAGCACCAATTGATGCGGGATCAGCTTGAGCTGTTCCAAAAGATTCCCAAGTGTTTGCTAATTGATTCCAACGTCTTAGTCCCATTAGTTCACTCCATACACTAGCATTGTTCCGGCAGCAAAACCGCCAGCACTGATTGTTAACTGAACAGAGGTCATTGGTTGAGTTTGAACCCAAACACCTGCTCTAAGAAAAGGAACTATAGCATTTGCTACGCTCCTATAACCACCTTCAGCTGTTGCAAACTGCCAACCTGAAGAATCTTGAGTGTCCTCAAATTTAAAAGTAAATTTGTTACCGTTAAGGCCCGCTTTAATTCCTGCTAAAGTAAATAACGCACTTGTAATTGTTCCTGATTCATCTACATAACTAACCAAGTCGTTATTTAATTGCACAGTAAGGGTTGCAGTTGCGGATAAGTTTAAGCCTCTAAGAACAATGTGAACGTCTTTATAGTCAGAGTTTACGGAAACGTTTACTGTACGACCCACAATAGTAGCTAAGTTTAATGTTTGAAGGAGATTTTTACCCGCATTATTTTGAGTATCAGAATCAAACCAAACGTCGCCGTCTGTAACGGACGTTGGAAGATATGGACCAATATGGATGGTTTTACCTGGTCGATCATCGGTAAATTGAATGGGGCCAAAATCTTGGCCATTTATTCTAATTGCCATTAGTCTGAAATCTCCGAACCAAACGCATTAAATGATAAAGTATTAGTTGCTGAGTAAATATATACAGCATCACCTGTTTTTAACGTAATACCTAGTGTGTAAGTAATAGTTGATGTGGCTGGAACTGAAGCGTCAAATACTATGTATTGTTTAGAGCTATCTGCAGCTCCGTTTTCACGAATAGAGATTCTATATGTAGACGCTGCGTTTCCTCTATTACAGATTGCAATTGTAGATACTACGGTTTGTATTCCCGTACCTACAGGGCCATAAAGTAAAGTTGGGGTAGTGGCTACCGGTGAATTTTGAGCCAAAATCTTATAAGTTGTTGCCATCTAGGGTCTCCCGTGAATAAAAGGCTAAGTTAGACTGAAGCCTAAGGTCGTCTGGATTTAATTCTACAGCTTTAGTGCCGTAAGTCAGGGCTTTCTCTGAATTTCCTAGATTATGTGCTGCTAAAGCTGCAAAATCGTAGGGCATATAACCCCAAGCAAACTCTTCGCATAGATACTCTAACGGTTTTGAGGTTATCTCTAAGGCTTTTTCTGCAGACGCAAGGCACTCTTCCCAACGTTTTTGACCGTGGTAAAGCTCCGCTAATTCAACATATGCTTCTCGTCTATCTGGTGCTTCAGATATTGCTTTTTTAATCCAATTTTCTTTTTCTCTTGGGTCGGGTTCCATTTTAGATAGGAATCTCATAGAGGCCGCCCTTTCTGGCGCCCACACTGCTTTTGGAAGCGATAAATGACGATTAAGTTCTGCTGTTCCCAAAGCATATTGACCTTGAAAAAATAATTCTCTTCCGTAGTAAAAAGCATTTCTGTCGTCATACGGATCTTCTTTTACAGATTGCGCTAGCAAGGGTAGGTATTGAGATCTAGACTTAGTATTGTCTGCATGGTGGTGTATCTCTAAGTCAAACCAACCTTGGACTTCCTGTATTTGATTAGTTACTAAAACTTCATGAACTGGGTGTTTCCAACGATATCCCGTACGAGTATGGATTTTATCTCCACCATACTGTAGGCCTGGAGAACCGTCAATGTTCCAGTTCCAAGTGTACTTGTACCTAGGTCTAGTAATTCCAGCCTTTAAAGCTTTTTCTAGCTCTTCTTTCCAACCCTCAATTAAAACTTCGTCGAGATCCAAAGCAATACAGTAATCAATATCCCCAGGAATAGCAGCAAGGCTAGCATTACGAGCATCGTCAAACCTCCAAGGTTTTACAGAAATATGCACGACATTAATGCCAAGTTTTTCGGCAAGAGCCACGGTTTTATCTGTAGATCCAGTATCAGCAATGAGTAAATAATCAGCTTCTTTTGCTGATTCATACCATTGTTTTACAAATTGTACTTCGTTTAATGCAATTGAGTAGACCGCGACCTTCATGCTCCTTCTTTCTGTACCTTATTCAAAAGACTGTAGTTTTGCTTTTGCATCCTCCAGCGCTGCTTCAAGTCTTTCTTGTAAACGAGTATCTAGGGTTTTTGTAAGTTCTAATTTTGTAAGCTCAAGCTCTAGTACTGCTATAGCTTTAATATACGATTCTTTTTCTACTTTAGGGTCATTTTTATCACTCATTTTTTACTCCTCGCTTGGATAGGCAAGATCGTAGCCTATGACTGCTCCAGTCTCGTCTTTTACTTCAAATTTCTCCGCCCCAGTTTCTGGGTCAATGCCTAAACTTACTTTAGTTACGCTCATGATAACCTTCCCCAGATTCCAATGGTGCTTGTTGAATAAGTACTTGCTGTAGTTGGTAGGTCACTAGTAGCGGCTACCAATCCGGTCATTCTTGGTGACAGAGTACTTAATGCTGATGGAATAGAATTAAACGCAGTGTACACAGTACCAGTAGTTGCTGCTACTACCACCACACCAATAGCGTATCTGGTACCGGCAACAAGAGAGTATGTAGATGGATACCCCCCGGTAGTGTTAAAGGTACGGGTATACACAGTGTTAGCAGAGCTAAAGATAGTGGTGTCTGAGGCGGTTCTTGCTACCAAAGTAGCGTTACCAGAACCATCTACGGTGTACAAACCAAAACGAACTAGGCTTTGCCCAGTTGTTTGTGTTGAGGCAGAAGCTACAGATAGGGAGCTTACGGTTGCATCCCAACGTGGGGTAAAGAAAGTAAAGTACGTAGTAGAGCTAGATGGGGTACCACTAAAGTTTCCGCTACGTGGGTATACGTCAACCACAGAGGTAGTCTCATTTGTAGCTCCCGCCACGGTTGCTGCAGTCAAATAAAGGTTTGAATCTACATCACCGTTAGCTTTTAAGAACTGAGAGGTGGTGCCACCCTGCTTTATAAACTTATCAGCATTGATGTACTGGAAGTAATCGATAGAGTTAGTAGACCCACCGGTTCCTGATGTAGCAGCCAAGGTTGATCCAGGCTTATCAAATACAGTATTTAGTATTGAGTAGAAGCCATTCAACACAACTGGGGCTACCCCAGTTAAGTTTGAAGTTACTACTTGACAGTTTGCAATAATAATAGCACTTGAAGCAGCAGATGTAACGGCGTTAGTTACCGCGGCAATTACTACTGTCTGTACTAGGCTTAAACTTCCAGCAGTTAAGACGGGTGCAACAGTAGTTCCATTTTTAATAAGAACATTTGCAGTAGCGTTATTGACGGTTACGGCTGTTGTATTACCTCCGTAGATATCAACTAATCCGCTTCCAGTAATGCTTGCAGAGGTAGTTATATCTGTAAAACGAACAAAGGTATATAGTCCTGTGCCACTCTTTGTAAAAGTGCCAGAAACTTCGCTGTTAAGTAAATTTACATTTCCAGTACCACTTGCAGCAGTGCTGGTAAAGTTTGTCATTTTTAACCCTGAAACAGTACAGCCGGTGTTTGTGCTTATCGTTCCAGAGACAACTACGTTTCCGCCAAGAACTCCTGGAGCAGTTAATACCGTGTATTGAGTAGTTATTGATGGGTTTTCAGTATAAGTTCCTGGGTGAATAATAATTGTTTTACGCTGTGCGGTTACTAACGTCAAAGCCTTAGTAATAGACGCAACGGGTGTAAGCAAATCACCATTACCAGTAGTGTCATTTCCGTCTACCTGGCTAACGTGAAGTTCGTAGTCAAAGCCAGCAAAGTTTGCACCTGTTGGTCCTAATGGGCCTGTAGGACCGGTTGGTCCTGTAACAGTAGAGGGAACAGTAGACACAGGGCCTGTAGGTCCGGTTGGTCCAAGAATATTTCCAGTATTAAGCCATTGAGTTCCAGTCCATACCCAAAGATCTCCAACAATAATATATGCATCGCCAATAGAGCCTGTTGGGTGAGCCGCAACTAATTGAGAATACGTTGCGTATGATCCAAGAATACTAAGGCCTGCACCAATAGGTCCTGTTGCCCCAGTTGGACCAGTAGGTCCTATAAATCCAGTATTTCCTGTAGAACCAGTAAGTCCGGTTGCTCCTTGAGGACCAGTTGGTCCAATAGAAACAGAAGTATTCCACACGCTTCCATTCCAAAAAGAAGTAGAATTAGTAAGAGAGTTTATCCAAATATCTCCAATGCTTGGAAATTCTGGGGCTGCTAAGTCGTAAGTAATGTATTGATTACCTGAATTTTCATATGCACCGTTTGCAGAAAAAGCAATGTTGTCGCTACTAGATAAAACAGATACTACGTCTCCAACGTTTAAAGCAAATCTAAAAGTTTCTACGGAAGATCCAGAAGGAACAGAAAGATTTTTAGCAATGTAAACTGAGCCTGAACCTAAATTGTATCCTAATGGAATAATAACAACGTCTACAGTAGCTGCTACGGCCCCTTTATTTGCGGCAATAATTGACGCAACATAGGACTTGTCTGCAGTAAATAAGGTTGTTTGTACATTTTTTAAGGGGTTTGATAAACCTAAGCGTCTTACTGGCATTTATACCCCTTAACCAATTATCACAATTTGACCATTCATTGCTGAATGGAATTGACACACATAATATAGCGTACTTGGAGCACCTACGGGAACAGTAAACGAAATGATACCGGATTGAGCACCGCCATTAGTAATACCAGTTGAATATACGTTTCCTGCCGAATACCCTAAAGAACCGTTGGTTGTTTGAATCCAGAAAGGGTGCCCAGTTGCGTTTACTGTAAAGTAATAGGTATAACCTCTAACAAGGGTTAATAGCGGATTGGTAGCCCCATCAATCGTATAGGAACCAGAACCAGAGTTTGTTACTATAAAGTTTTTTGCAATAGTAAGACCAGTAGCGCCTGTAGGCCCAGTAGGTCCAGTTGCACCCGTAGGCCCAGTTACTGTAGAAGCAGCTCCTGGAGTGCCCGCTGCACCGGTTGGCCCAGTTGGACCGGTTGGTCCAGTAAATGGGCCGCCATTTGTCCAAGCAGTGCCGTTCCAAATATAGATGTTTCCAGAGGCAGTTACTAGATATGCATCACCTGAAACGTTTCCTGTTGATGGTAGGTTTCCAACTGCAGCAACAGATCCTTTAAGGGTAATAGATGTTCCGGCAGCGCCTGTTGCACCTGTAGGGCCCGTTGGTCCAGTCGCTCCGTCTGTACCGTTAGCGCCGGTTGGGCCAGTAGGCCCGGTACTTCCAGTGTTTCCAGTTAACCCAAGACCAGCAGGTCCGGTAGGTCCGGTAGGTCCTGTTGCACCAGATAATCCTTGAGGACCAGTGGGTCCTCCAGAAGGTCCCGTTGGTCCCGTAGGGCCAACAATAGGTCCAGTATTTAACCAAGTATTTGAAACCCATACATAAAGATTTGTACCTATTAGATAAGAATCCCCACTTGTTGGATAAGGCACTGCGGCTTGCAAAGCAGATAGAGATGAGTACGTACCCTTTACGGTTACGCCATATCCTTGAGGCCCGGTTGCGCCAACTGGTCCAGTAGGACCAGCAAGAGCTTTCCAACCAGAGGCAGCTTTAAATTCAACATAGTCAAGCTCCGTATTAAAACGCCAATACCCTAAGGTTGCGTTTGAAGGCCTAGAGCTAGTGGTACCAACTTCGGGATAAATTACGTTGTCATTTCCACGAATAATTTTATTAGTGAAAGTTAAAGGAACATCGCTAGCACTGTAATTTTCTGGTTGTAGCATTCCTTGAATTGAAAAAGAAACACCTGCAGTAGTTGATCTAACTGAGACGGTATCTCCAAGACTTACACCAAATTTAAAGGTTTCAAAAGATTGACCAATACCAACCTCTAAATTAGACACAATGTATGCGTATTGAGTAACAGAATTTGAACCTTGAGGTTGAACCCAAATGTCTACTTTTGTAGCTAAAACGCTACTTGATAGAGTATTTGCGGCAATTACTGATACAAGGTAGGAGTTATCTACGTTGTACAGAATTTGGTTTGTGTTGGCGGCAGGTGTAGAGGCCCCAAGTCGAACAATCGCCATTGGTTCCTCCTATGCCTGTGCTTCAGTCCATGTTAACTTTGCTGATGTCTGGGTTACGTTACCAGTCAAACGAGCTGCTGCAATAGTAATAATATCAGGTCCATCTGGGAAAATGCTGTCTCCACCTAAGATGGAGTTAGACATTTCGAACAAATCACCAATATTAATTACTGTAGATGCTTCTACTCCGTTGTTACCAGTAGCACGGAAGTTATACACCTGAATTCCACCCGAAATAGTATCGTTAGACGTATGTTGGATAGCTTGAGCTAGCGAAGGAGAAGTTACTCCAGAGAAGTTCAAGTTATTCAAACGACCGTTAATTAGAAGCTTAACGTCTACTAACTGAGTTGACTGTACAGAGACTTCACGCAAACGTAGTTGCATTCGGTTAATAACGTCACGATCTCCAAGTTTACCTGTCAAACCAGAGGATACTGATGGGGACAGACGAATTGAAAGAAGTGGTTGATACGCGGCTCCGGAAGAGTTGTTATATGCACCTAATGGGTAGATATAGAAGGTGTACTGTGCGTTACCCTGTGTCTGAATGTCAATGGTGTTCTGACCAGCACCGCTGCCAAACGTAGCGTCAGTAGCGTTACCGTGTAAAGAAATGTTGTTAGCGTCGACTGACCGTACGTAATAAACCTGAGCGTTCTGCAAGTTTGTGTATGGGTGGAAACCAGTGCTTGCAGTTTGAGGGTTATTGGCATTTGTACCAATAAGTCCTGCACGAGTACGCCCTTCAAACACAACCGCATCTCCAGTAGCAAAACCGTGAGCAGGGATGTTAATACGATCAGTTCCTGTGGTTACAGAAGTAGAGCCAAAGGTCTTTGTAGTAGTTCCTGAAATAGATAGGGTGTTACCTGATTGCGTAAAGAGGTATGCCTTATCATCGTCAAACTTACCATCCATGATAACCGAAGTACCCCAGTGGAATAGGAATGGGATATAGGTTGGCGTATCAAACGTAACTACTTCATAGCGTGTAGGCAAGTTACCTGAACGGAAGTAAGACTCAAGCTTGTAGTTGTTGTGAATATATTCATGTACGTATTGAACTTCACCCTCTTTAGTCTTAAATCCGTAACGAATCTTTCCTGCACCGTACCAAGAGTAGTCCATGTAAGCCATTTGAATTTTAGACAGATCAAGGTTATAGCCTGTTGGGCCGGTACCATCGCAAACGTCGATTGACCAGTTCTCTTGTGCAGTACGTGTATCTACAGTCTTAGTCATAATAATACCTGACTTAGCAGGTGTAAATGAGTGAGGAGTTCCCGCACCAACATCTGCAATAGCTACGCTCTGAGTTGAATCAGGTGAGGCGTACAACTTAAAGTTGTTATTATCAATCAAGTTTACATAATAAGTAAGGCCGTTGATCAAACCACCAATAGCGGTACCGTCAATAGAGTTGTACACAACAGGCAATAGATGGGTAAATCCGTGGCTATTGATGTTGAAGTAATCTCCAGCTACGTTTACAACACCTGTTGTTCCGTCTCCAGGGTTAAATTCTTTTTCAGTTCCGGTAGATCCTTTATATTCGGGTTTAACAGTCATACGAGTATCACTAATAATGCTTGAGATCTTGTAAGACTGACCACGCATAACAATGTAATCGCCAGTCTTTAGCTGTGTAGTAAAGGTTGTATTTGTTCCAAATACAAACTCTGACCCCTGTAAAGCCGCTGCTGTTCCAGCTAGCTGCTGAGTTGAAGAACGACGAACAGCATAAATCTTTTGTCCGTCAAACTCAAAGAACATACCGTTTTGGAAGTCAAACATACCTGCACGAACGGCTCCGTTTGTCCAGCTCTTTACGTAGAACTGAGGGAAACCGTAAGCACGTGATTCGGTACCAGTAGGTAAGGTGCTTCCTGCTAGGCAAGTGAAGTTTGTCGCATCAAGCACAGTTACCTGGAATACTCCGTTGTACAAAGTACTAGATGCTCCTGAAGAAGTTTCAGCCTGAGAAATCTCAATGTATAGGCCGTTTACTAATCCGTGTGGGCGACGAGTCGTAGCTTGGAAAGTTGTTGGGCTAACTCTACGTAAGTTTTCTACGTCGATAGTAGGCTTAAAGTTAATACCAAACGAGGTCTGTAAACCCTTACCTGACTGGTAACGGAAGTACTTACGAGTCTGACGAATAATCTGACCGTATGAAGTGCTAGATCCCACAGACATTTCAACACCTCCGTCAAACGGACGGTGAAGGTTATAACCCTGTGGGCGTGTGTAAATAAATGTTGAGTATGAGTAAGGAACCGCTGTATATGTTGATGCGTATGCACGGTCAACAGTAAGTTGGTTATCAGAACCAATAGCAGTAATTCTACGAATAATTGGTGAAGAGGGAACTGTTCTAGTTAAAGTAAAGTTAGTTCCTGTACCAGTAGTAGAGAAAGCCACTGCGTTTGATGAGTTGTTTGCATCAGTTGCACTGTTGTATAGCTTAACAGTGTTGGCGTTAACTACACCAATGTAGTAGTACTGGTTAGTTGTAAGACCGCCAGGTGCAACGCCTGTTCCTGAAAGGAACAGCACTACGTCTGTGGTAATAAAACCATGGCTAGTAATAGCGATTGTATTAGTTGCTCCACCAGTTACGTTAGAAGCTCCAAATGTCTTAGAGTTAACTGTGTTAGGTGGGAAGATACGGAAACGATCTCCAACTTTAAGGATTTTAGAGAAAGCGGTGTTAGAACCATTAACTAGTGTACTTCCTGCAGCAGTGGTTACTGTTCCAGAACCTGTAACGTTACCGTTAATTTGGTAGGTAGTTAATGTATGGTCTACACCAGCGCCAAATCCTGTAAAGCTAAGAGCAACACCTGATGCGGCGTTATCTGCAGATGTCGCTAGGCGGATATAGTCTTTATTTAAGTTAATTACGTAGTAATCAGTAAGGTTGGTTAAACCACCGATAGATGTTCCGGTGTTATTGTTGTAACGAACTTTAGTGCCAGTAATAAAACCGTGTGACTGAATCTTTAGGTTATTCTGCTGAGTGTCAATAACAGCACGAGGAGTAAATGTTTTAGTAATAGCTGGTACGTAACCACCTGCAGACACTGTAAATGTGTAGGCAGTAGGTACTGAGGCCACTGTGTAAGTTCCATCTGGGGACTTAGATAGTGACAAAATACGATGCTTACCAACACCCGCAGTAGTGATGTCCACAGCGGTTCCAGCTGTTGCGTCAAGAAGTGACGCAGCAAGTTTAAAGTTATCTCCGTCTACAAGAATAATGTAGTAAGGAGATCCAGAAGTAAGTCCACCAATAGCGGTTTGTCCTACAGCATCATACTGAACTAATTCACCTTGGCTAAAGCCATGGTTTGGAACAGAGAACTGGTTTAGACCAAAGTCAACGGAATTTACAGTAATTGTATGGTTACCAGTACCTGTTCCAGTAATGTTTACAATAGCAGTACCAAGTTTATTTGTAGAAAGCTTAATGATGTTGTTATCAACCTTATAAACAAAGTACTGACCTCCGTTTGTAAGGCCGCCAATAGTTGTTCCACCTCCATTAGAGTAAACAACTTTTTGTCCTGTAGATAGGTCGTGACCTGGAATATAGATGCTGTCTTCATCTACGTTTACAACCACATAAACAAAAGAATGTGCGGTTCCTGTACCAGCAGATGTAAGGTTAATAGTAGGGCCATTTAGAGACTGGCTAAGAGTAATGTTGTTCTGATCTACTACGCTCTTTACATAATAGGTTGCGTTGTTCTGTAGTGGAGCAATAGGTGTTCCACCATTTGTAAGGTACTTAATAGGTTGGTTGGCTAAGAAACCGTGAGAAGGAAGGGTGATGGTTTCTGTTGCAACGTTAACAATAACCTTACTAAAAGTATCATTTGAACTTGCGCTTGGAGCTGTTAGATCTAAATCTGGACTTAATGATGTATTTACACTTAGTTTGTAGCTGTAGTTGTCTACCTTATTTACATAGTAAATAGTGTTAGTAGACATACCCCCAACGACTGTTCCGCTTGTGCTGTAAGTAATAGCGTCGTTAGTAACTAGCCCGTGTGCATCTGGGAAATTAAATGTATTAGCGGTTAGGTCTACAGTAATAGGTACGATTGCGTGGTATGAAGACCCTGTAGGTGTAATAGCAATACCGTTTGTACCCGCGGCTGCGTCTGCTGCTGTTGGGTGCAATGTGTGACCTGTTGTAAATGATGATACAAGTGATACGGCTACTGTTCCATCTCCAGTGTTATAAGAAGAAAGGTTAGTAATAGCGCCACCATTTGTAAAGGTTGAGACACCTTCCCAAAGACCAGTAGATGTGGCTACGCTACTAGCAAGGTTAGTAATGAAGGAACCTCCACCACCACCAGAGTTGTTAGCTACTGTGTTGCGAGCACCGCCACCACCAGAATAACCGCCGGCTCCACCAGACTGACCTTGTGTATTTCCGTCTGACTGTGCGCCACCACCAAATCCGCCATAACCACCAACACGTAAGTTGGAGGAGTTCATAACTAGTCCGTCTTGGAAACTTCCACCACCAAGTTCGCCAGTGCTTGAGTTTTCACCGCGTCCTAGAAAACCACCACCACCAGCTGAGTAACCGCTAGTTGAAAGACCACCGTAACCGGCATATCCACCGGCTAAAGCTCCTGAAGTAGCTGTTCCACCAAGAGCTGTTAAAACACCGTCGCGTCCTGCACCGGAGTTAGATTCACCAGAACCGCCACCCGCAACAAACAAAGGCTGCAAACCAGTTTTACGAACAACAAATGTTCCACCACCAGAACCTCCCCATACAGCTCCAGAAGAAGGTGCAGCACCACGCTGACCGCAAACAATGGTAATAACCTCACCTTTAGTAAGGTTTACGCGGCCCTTAACAATTGCTCCGCGACCTACACCGCCTGCACCTGATCCATCATAACCTGAAGCACCGGCTGCAGTAAATTCATAGGTACCTGATACAGGCACTGTCCAGTCTTGGTATCCCTGGAATGAACCCTGCTGTAAGTAAGTGTCTCGCCAAGTTGTTGCTGTTGTGTAGGCAGCACGAATTGTTGCAATAGCTGGAGGATTAGCTCCAGTTGTACCAGCACTTGTAAATGTGTGGGTGTTTGAAGTAAGGGTATAAAGAGCCTTAGCTCCAGCAAAATCTGAAATTGAAACGTTACGTAAAAAGTAAGTATTTCCGCTTACAAGGCCAGTAAGAGGAGTGCTATCTGTGTAGTACTTAACAGCTTGACGATCAGCAGTTTGCCCATCAATATTAAGTTTATTAGAATAAACAATTGGGGTGTTAAATTTAATTGATCCTGCAGTTTGTCCTGTAATATTTACAGAAGATCCACCAGAGGTTGAGCTAAAGGTAAGTTTTTTTGGATTTTGAGTTGTAACATAGAGAATATCCCCAGAGTTAATTCCTGCTAGGGCACCAACACCAGGTGTATAAATAAAAGTAGTTCCAACAGCAAAAATTGTTGGGATAACGTCTGGAGAAGAGTTCTTGTAGTAAATAAAATCGTCTGCAAGATTTACGTTTGTTTTTGAAAAAGAGTGTGTACCTGCACCGCCTGCGGTAGTAATATTAATTGGCATTAGTTACACTCTTTTCTTTGTTTGATTCGCATGGGGTGCATTTGTACTCAGCATTACGTGGTAGTTCCCAAGCACCGTTGGTCTCATTAAACGTATGGTTTGGAGTAGGTTGCGGGATAACTATCCATTTCCCTATTTTAATATACCCAGCGTAGATCATGTACCCGTACTCGTCCCAACTTGCAACCTCATCATAAGAATACTTAGACAAAGTTTCTTTAATTTGTTCTTCATCGTAATCTTGCATAAAAACTACGTCGGTAACAACTCCGTCTGTTAAAAGAGCGTGTGGATTTGCAACAAAAGGTTCTGTACGAAGATCGGGGTAGATGTTAGTCATTTAAGTTTATCTCCCAACCCTTATAGCTGTGTAATAGTGACATAGCCGTCTGTGTTTCCTCCGCCAACAGTGTTTGACTGAGAAGCGCCGTTGTTAAGGGAACCTCCACCACCACCAGCTCCGTAGCTGCACCATTCGCCGCCTCCGCCGCCTGACCAACCACCAGAACCTCCTGAGTGAAGACCAGAAGAACCTCCGCCTCCAAAACCTCCGTGACGTCCATAGTCACCCCAAGGGGTGTACATGTAGCCGCCTCTAAGGGGGTTATTAGAGTTTTTGTATGCGCTTGGGTACCAGTTACTAGCTCCACCAGATCCGTCAGAATAAAAACCTGCTCCACCAGAGCCGTGGTTAGACCAAGCTCCGGCACCGCTACCACCATCTGCAGCATAACCTCCGCGGGCGTTATTCCAATATCCAGCAGTTCCAGTGTTTGCGTTGGTAGTGTAATTACTTCCGTTACAGCATGGGTACATTCCAGGAGTACCGCCTCCGCCAGCAATTATCATAACATCTGACTGTGCTGCGTTTGTGTACTTGTTTCCTCTAAGAACCCAAGTAGCTCCGTTTCCTCCAGACACGTTGTGACTGCAACCTTGAGAAGCACAGCCTGAAAGTCCTCGTTGCCCTACCGCAATAGTAACGATTTCACCTTGAGTTAGGGAGAAGTCTCCACGCATTTGTGCTCCAGCACCGCCATAGTATCCATAGCAGTTGTCGTAGTTTCCTCCGGCACCTTGAGCAAAAATTCTATAAGTTGCTGTCCTTGGAACAGTCCACTCCATATGACCATTATAAGAAGGCATGTTTAAGTATGTTGAGGCCCAACTAGGGTTTCCTACACCATTACGTGCTTGAGTAATGTTTGGACCATACATACCACTTGCCCCACCAGGAGTAAATGTTGCAGCGCTAAATGCATACAAGAATGGGGCCGGATTTACTTGGAAAGTAATATCAATAAAGTCTGTACTTGCAAAACTGTCTGTGGCAGTAATTCTAACTGTTGCTTGTGAATAACCCGCAATATTTGATGGGGTTCCTGAAACAACACCTGTAGAAGTATTAAGAACAAGTCCTGCAGGAAGAGTGCCTGAAGTAACAGCAAAAGATAATCCTGCTCCAAAACCTTGAGCAGTCATAAGAGTTGTTACTGAAGACTGTGTTGCTACCAATCCAATAAATGATTGAGTTTTTGGAGAAAGCTCTCCTACTGTCCAGTTAACGCTAAAGTTGTGCGGTCCGTAAAGAGTCTGCACAAAGTAATAGTCTTTTAACTCAGTTCCAGCGTCATTTACACCAAAGTGTCCACTTGTTGGGTATGCATAACGAAGCATATCATTTACTGCATATCCGTGGTCTTTGATGTGGAATAGGTCTTTATCAAGAGCAATACCAATTGCTGTAAATTTATGTGTACCGGTACCAGTTCCTGTAAAGTTTATGTTGGTTGAGCTAGTTGGATACTCTTTAAGAGTTACAACGTAGTTAATTGAGCTACCTACCTGGAAATTGCTATCAATAAAATAAGTGCGACCGTTTACTAAAGAAGTAGTAGATCCACCATTTGATGCATCTCCACCAGCGTTAATTGTTGGAGGCGTTCCTGTAGTTTCATATTTAACCATTAAACCGGCATATAGAGATAGGTCTGCAACACCAGAACCACTAGCTCCGCTAACGTTACCTGCGCTAAATGAACAGTTATTTAAGTACTGTCCGCCTGTGTTTTCTCCGTTAAAAGTTTTAGCCGCGTCGTTTACAACCGTAATTGTTGTTTCAGTAGCACTATCTAAGTTATTTCCAGCAAATAAACGAGCTTCATTTGCTAATTGAAAAGTTCCTGTTAATGCGTTTGTAATTGAAATAACTGGACCGTTTGGAACGCTACTAATTTGAAATACGGAACCACTAGTTGTAGCTGTAACTAAAGATTTTAAAAATACAACGCCTCTTGGATTTGAAGCAAAGTAGCCTCCAGCAGAAACAACGTTATGGTAAAGAGGTGTTCCAACAGCTTTTCCTAAAAAGTTTTCTGTGGTGTGCTGTACCGTAATAGTATTGTTTGCTGATGAGTAGGTTGAGATAGAACTTACAGTTCCAGAAGCTACCGCGTTATTATCAAGATCAAGTCTGTAAGAAGTTAAAGTATTAGAACCATCAAATATCTGTGCAGTTGCACTGTTACTTGCATCAAACGCTTTAGAAGCAGAGTTAGAAGAGTCAAATTCTTGAGAAACTGTTGAGTTAAGATTTAAGAAATAAAATGGGGTTGCAACACCAAAACCGTGAGGTGATTCAGTTTTAATAGTTAGTGTAGAGTTACTAGCGGAGTCTGTTACCAAACCATCAGAGTCAGCAATACGAATTTGTGATCCTTGGAAAAACTCACCGGTAACAATAGAAGTATAAAGATCTTCAATAGATGCTGTAACTAATTGGTTTTGCTTACAAAGATAAGTAAAGGTATAAATATCAGGTACAGAGTTGATGATGTAGGCACCATCTGCTGTAAGAGACTTAGTACCAGAAACGTTGATTGGAATACCAACAGCAAGACCGTGGGCTAAAGAAGTAGTTACCTTTACTTCACGAGAAAGTTCAGTTGTGGTTACAGAAGAAATGTTTGGGATTGTTGTATCTCCACCTTTTGAGAAAAAGGATGGAGTGTTGTTGATAAGCTCAACTGTTTCCCATTTAGTAGGCTGCAAACCATATTCAAAGTCTGTATCAATCAGCGTCTGCGGTTCGGAGACGCGGAGTTTCGTTACTGGATCAATAAATTCAGCAGGAAAACGGATCTCTCCGCCTGTACCACTCGAATTACCGCCTAAGAAACCTGGCATTGATTTTTACCTCTCTTTACCTGCACTTAGTACAAGATACTTGTTATTACATTTTTTTACGGCGTATACTTCTTTTTAAATTCCAAACCACCACATTGTGCCGATTTGAAGAGCCCCAGGCACACCCTGAGGTCCAGTTGGCCCAATATTTCCAGAACCTACTTCTGTCCACACATTGTTGTAAAATACGTATGTTTTTGTAGTATCTGTGTTAAACCAACCGTCGCCAGTTACAGCAGTAAGAATAGATGGGGCTACTGCACTAGCTGTAAATTTTCCTTGAGGACCAGTTGCACCTGTAGGTCCGGTAGGTCCTTGAGGCCCTGTAACTTGAGACGCAGCGCCCGTAGGTCCAGTTGGTCCAAGAGATCCTTGAAAACCTTGTGGACCAGTAGGTCCAGTTGCACCTGTTGGGCCTGCAACTGTGCTGGCGGCACCAGTAGCTCCAGTTGGACCGGTAGATCCTGTTGGTCCGGTTGCACCTGTTGCACCATTGCTACCTACAAAACCATTTGTACCCGCAGGACCAGTAGGTCCAGTGGAACCCGTTGCACCCGTTGCTCCAGCTGGACCAACAATTGCACCAACGTTAGTCCAAGCTGTTCCATTCCAAACATGCAAGTTACCAGTTGCGGTAACAATGTAAGCATCGTTAACTGCATTACCTGAAGAAGGAAGATTTATAACTGCAGCTACTGAACCTTTAACAGTAATGCTAGTTCCTTGCGGACCTGTAGGTCCTGTAGGACCGGTTACAGTTGAAGGTTGGGTAGATACTGGACCAGTAGGACCAGTTACACCCTGAGCACCTGTAGGTCCAGTTGTTCCAGAAGAATAAGATAGTGAGTTCCACGCAAGAACTCCAGTACCAATTTTAAATTTACCAGTGTCGTATTCGTAACCTGCTTCACCCTGTGCAAGAACAGGATTTGCTGCAGACCACTCAGATGCGGTACCACGTCTAAATTGAACTTTTACAGCCATTAGCCGGTCACTCCTCCGCAATCAATTGAATCTACGCCACCATATACACTATTTGGTGCGCCAGCATCTACGTTAAGTATTGTATCTCCAGAGGCTCCAGTTAAACCTTGTAAACCTCGCGGTCCTGTTGGGCCCGTTACACCTTGTGTACCAGTTGGTCCTGTTGATCCTGTAGGACCAACTACACCTTGTGCTCCAGTTGGTCCTAAAGGTCCCGTAGGACCTTGAGATCCAGTTGGTCCTAATAAACCCTGTGGTCCAGTTGGTCCAGAAACACCAGTAGGTCCTTGAGAACCTGTAGGTCCAATTTCTCCTTGCAAACCACGTAGACCTGTAGAACCAGTTGGACCTGTTGGGCCGGTTACTGTGCTTGCTGCTCCTGTTGCTCCTGTTGGTCCAGTGTTACCAGTTAAACCAGTTAAACCTTGTGGACCTGTAGGTCCTTGTGGACCAGTGTCACCTTTAGGACCAACAATTTGTCCTACATTGTCCCAAGCTGAACCATTCCAAACATAAAGATCGCCTTCATCTAAAATTAAATACGCATCATTAATAGTTCTATTAGTTGAAGGAAGTGCAGCGTATGTGGATAAAGAACCGCGGAAATGAATTGATACGCCTTGCGGACCAGTTGCTCCAGTAGCTCCAGCAGCTCCAGTAGGGCCAGTTTGTCCTTGTGGACCAATAGGTCCCCGCTCACCTTGAATACCTGCGGGACCAGTATGTCCAATAGGGCCCGTAACATTTGAAGCAGCGCCTTGCGGACCAGTAGCACCAGTAGGACCTGTCGGTCCATCTAAACCACGTGCACCTGTTGGTCCAGTAACGTTAGACGCTGGACCTGTTGCACCGGTTGCACCAGTGGATCCAGTTGCACCTTGTGCACCAGTCGGTCCAGTTGCCCCAGTTAAACCAGTTGGGCCTGTAGGACCTACAGGACCTTGAGGACCTGTGCTACCTGTTTTATCAGCACCAATAGTAATTACTGTTGTAGGTTGCTCAATTATCTCAATAATTTCTGGTGTAGCCATTAAAGAGTTACCTGCTCTTCAGTAAAGACTTTACCAGTGATGTATGTTCTTGTTTTTCCAGTGTTGTCAGTTAGCTGCACATCGTAGTAGCAAGCGTATGGAAGTTCTTTTGTTACAGATCCTGGAAGTGAGAGTTGAATGATGTCATAGATTCCATTAACTGTTGATCGAAGCTTTGTAATAACAAACTCTCCAACAATTACTGGACCTACTTGAGCACGGCCCCCAGTGTGGAATAGGCGTAGTTGAGATTTAGGCGTATATGTAGCGAGATCCATTGAGAACTTGAGTTTAATAGCAAAGTCGTCTCCCGCATACATAGAGAGGTCGCGGGTAATAACGTCACTTTCGGGAGTGACATCTCCATAATTAGGGATTGGCAAACGTACCCGTTGTGGAAGAGAAGCATCGTCAATCTCCTGTGGTCTGTAGATAGGTACAAGCTTATTAGTCATGCGACTAATACGACGTAGGTTGAACACTTCAATTTTGTAAAGACCGATACCGAGAAGATTGCATAGCTCTCTGTATTGCTCTTTACGATTATTAATGATCTCTGTTAGTTGGCGGAATCGTTCTGTACGGGGAATAGAAACGCCATCTGGAGAAATAATGTCAATGTCAAAAGAAGCATCTGTAGCAAGAGTGTACAAAGCCATAGTAGCTGCAAGAAGTATCATTGGGTACTCTTCAACAGCTGGAAGAGTTGTAATGGTTGCACGGCTACCGTTGGAATCTGTGGTGCTACGGGCATGCTCTAGAAAGGCAGTGTTAACATACTCATCAATTTCTGCGGTAGTAAAATACTTAAAGTTGGTACCAGAAACAGTTACGATTGCTCCATCAGCCGGAGGCGATGCTAGGACAATTAGACCTGTTCGCTCTTCTACGGATGTGGTTCCAGACACGTTGGTTGAGCCAACTCTAACGGTCATGGTGTTGCCATCTACTGGGGCTACTGTTAGGTAGAAGCGGGTTTGTACGCCATCTCCCCTAAAAGTTTCAACGAAAGACTTACCTTGGTCGCCTATCTCAAACCGAAGACGTTCAGATAATGCTGCAAGTGTTGCCACTGATTCCTCCGATGAAGTTAATGTTCAAATAATCCCGTGATTATTGTCAGAAGTCAGGACAAACGTTAAGAACCCTCATGGACGAAGGGCGGCTTGTCCATGAGGGCGTTCTAGATTATGTCTCTTATTAGAGACGATCGTACAAATAGCCCTTTTCTTGCAAGTGCTGAGCAACATGCTTTGCTACTTTGTACTTCTGTCCGGCCTTAAAGGAAAAGTGATTTCCTGCGCCGATTGTTACAAAATCTAGGTCTTCAGCGACACGGATAACTTGTGTGTCGTCTGCGAGACTAACGCCTACGGTTTCAACTTCGTCAATAACTGTTGGGTTTCCTGGAGCAGTTAGATCCACGACTTCTGTCTCTAGCTTTGATGCTGCTTCCGCAGTTGCCATTGACATTTCACCTGCACGTTGTGCAAGTTCTTCTGCGTGCGCTTTAATTTGAGCTTCACGCTGACGTCCTGTGACGTCTGTTACTTTTGCTTTTGACACGATTAGTATTCTCCTATTGTTTGTGTTAGGGGGCTGGATTTTGAGCCCCAGCCCCCTAACTAGATTAAATTAGTTGGTTTCTGCCAATACTACAGACTGGTCAGTGATTAGACCAAGACCGTAAATTGCATACCAAGCAAGTGCGTGCTCACGACCGAAGTCAAGGATACCGCCATCGCGGAGCTCAACTGGAAGAGAGATTGCGTGACCGAATGCGTTATCTCCAATGAAGATAGCTGTATAGCGGTCCTTGTTACCGTTACCGGTCTTTGTTGCTGGTGATGTGTAACCGCCACCTGTTGGGTAAACGATTGATCCTGCTGCAACGGCTGTATCAGCTGAGTAGCCTGAACCAGCACCATTTCCCACCTTTTCGATCTGTGTTGTTTCGATGAATACTGTGTCGTATAGACGACCAATTTCACCTAGCATGAAATTACCTGGAGCTGCGTACTTTGTTACTTCGATGAACTCTGGGTTGTCACGAAGCTTGCGGCTCTGGTGTGGGTGAACGAAAGCAACATATGTCTCACCAAGGCGAGGGATGTTCTTTGTTGCCAATGTTTCTACAGCATCCTTAACAACAGCTGTTGTTAGGTCGAATGCTCCAGTAAGAGAAGCACGGGAAGTACCAGCGGTACCTGTTCCGTACCAGTCATTTGCAGCTGAAAGACCTGAACGGTCATAGCCGTAGATAACTGAAGATGCGGCCATGAGTGTGTCACGTGCCTGACCATCTAGGTAGAGAGCCATGTTACGACCAAGAAGACGTGAGGCTGAAGCCATTACGTCATCAAATGATGCGTTAAGTAGTAGCTCTGAAACAGCAATTGCATAGCCATGCTCTGCAACTGTGATTGAGAATTGC